TTGCTTGCTGTAGAATCTAACTCGATGGGTATCGCTACCCTACAGAAGCTAGATGATATGGGGTATGTGAACCTATATAAGCAAACAAAGATCGCTAACGTAAGTAGGGAAGAAGGAGAAAGATTAGGCTTTAGAACTACTACAGCAACTAGAAGTACAATAATCGGAAACTTAAAGAATGCTATAGAAAATGATGATCTTTATGTACCTAGCATTGAAGTTATCCAGGAACTAAAAGACTATATAGTAAATGACCATGGGAAAGCAGAAGCAGCTCCAGGATGTTATGATGATTATGTAATGTCTCTTGCTATTGGATTAGAAGTACTGCGCTCTCACTATGATCGTATAACAACAAATAAGGTGCCGTGGAACCAAAAGTTCGAATCGGCTCCTTCAGATAATACGAGGTGGATATGATACTAGAAACTGCACTAATGTGTATGGCTGCTAATATATATCACGAGGCAAAGAACCAGTCTATGCTAGGGCAATTTGCGGTTGCTCAAGTAGTAATGAATCGAGTAGAAGACGAGCGATACCCTAACACAATCTGTGAGGTTGTAAAGCAGGGTTTAACGTATAAAAACGGAAAGGTAGTAATAGGCAAATGCCAGTTTTCTTGGTACTGCGATGGAAAGTCTGATGAGCCTAGAAGAAAGAGTAAAGCGTGGAGTAATGCTATAAGACATGCATCTATAATAATGGGTGAAAGCATTAACCTAGACGTAACCGATGGTGCTACTCACTACCACGCAAGCTATGTTAGACCCTCATGGGCTAAAACAAAAACACGAACAACCCGAATAGATAAACATATATTCTATAGGTGGGAAAAGTGATATATAGACGTATAATAAAAACTTGTACATGGCAACTGTTAGGTGTAGCATGGTTTATGAGTTATGCAGTAGTTACTGGTGGTGACTTAATGTATACGTTAGGATTATCTCTAGCAAGTATTCCAGCAGGAAGTATTATGTTTTATTGTCATGAATGGGTATGGGATAAGATAAAGGAAACAAAATGATATATGGTTGGATTTTAATAATGGTAACTCTATTTCCTGACGGAACTTTAGAAGGGGAAGGAATAGAATACTATAACGAATATGAAGCTTGCTTTGAAAAAATGGTTCAGCTATCCATATTAGGACAAGGAAAAGCTTATACTTGTCTTGATGATTATGTAGATGTAAGCGGAGATATGATACATGAGGAGGATTTAGAGTAATGCAAATAGGTACTGTAACAAACCAGTATATTAACAATTACCATAATAGAGTGGAAAATAGTAACCAAATAAACACTCGAGCGCAAGAAACTGCTAGAGAAAACCATGAATACTGGGAGTCTATGAAAGCTATATATTATATGCTTATGATGCAGAACTTCATGAAAAACCAGATGTTTTACATGTTAGACTCCTTAAAACTTAACAGAAGTATAGATATACGCGCATGAAATTAATTGAAGTACCTGTACAAGTAACGGATGTAGCCGGAACAGACTTGACAGTAGTAAACGCTGCAAGAGTTTCTTTTGCTAAACATAAGACTGAGTTCGACAACAATGATGAGAAGCTAATAAAGTATCTTGCAGACCATGAACATTGGAGTCCATTTGCTCATACATTTATGCAGTTTAAAATAAACGCTCCAATTTTTGTTGCAAGACAATTGGTTAAACACCAAGTAGGTCTGGTATGGAACGAAATTAGTAGACGTTATGTAGAAGATGAACCTAAATTTTTTAAACCAAAAGAATTTAGAGGAAAGCCTAAAGATAAAAAGCAGGGTAGTTCCGAAGAGATTATAGATATTAATCCTTCTAAAAATACAGGACCAATGATGGTTGATTATTATGATCGAGTTATGGATAGTGCTCGATGGACATATAATCATTTATTAAGTATTGGTGTATGCCCGGAACAAGCGCGTCTTGTTTTACCTCAAGCTACTATGACAAGCTGGTATTGGTCTGGAAGTTTATACGCATTTTCAAGAGTATGTAAATTACGTTTAAAAGAAGATACGCAAGCTGAAACAAGAGACATAGCTAAAGAGATATCAAAAGCCTGTAAAGCTGCATTTCCGGTTTCATGGAAGTATCTAATGCGACCTGTCCCCTAATAGAGAATTTTATACAGGATAGAAAATGCAAGAAGCAGAATTTAGAAAATATGTTGAATGGTTATGTAGAATTTGGAACATAAAGAAAGATAGGGAACATACAAATGCTAAAGAAAATAAAACATTATTTTAATAGAATCTGGTGTGCTATCCTTAATAGACAATGTTGTGAAACTTGTGATTGCGATATAAAAGATATTTATAGTCCGCATAAAGATAACTACGACGGCCTATAAGGAGAATAAACATGAGTAGAGATGGAAAGATGCATCCAAACTCGCTAAATAACCTGCGCCCCTTCACTCGTGAAGGTGCGCGCGCGGGCCAAAAAAATTCTGTTATAGCACGTAAAGCTAATAAAGAAGCGCGAGAAGCTTTAAAGTTAACAATAAATGACTGGAAAGCTTTAAAGGATGAAGTAAAAGAAGATGCTCCGGCTGCATTAGACGTACTTAAAATAGCAATGACTAAAGCTCTTGCTATTGAAGATATGGATGAAGCAACTAGATTAGCTACAGTACTAGCAGAATTTGAAGCTCCAAAGTTACAACGACAAGATATAACTCAAGTCACTCAGACTTCTGATATGACTGACGAACAATTACAGAAAGCTTTAGAAGAAATGGATCTAGAGTTTTCTCCTAAAAACTTTAATTAATGGAGCCCTACGAGGAATTGATGTGGAAGAAACCAAATCTCTACAAAAAGGTAGCAAATACAATGAATACGACGAAGATGGAGACGGAATCGTTACAGATGAAGAACTCCGGCATGTCAAAGAAATCAAGGAAGTCGAACATAATCTACGGAAACAGCGTGCACAGAGACGTATGGCCACTTGGACACTTATCGGAATGGGTGCGTTCACGGTGGTAATGTTTGTTCTACCTTTAGAAAGAATAGCTGCATTAGCAGACATTAGTAATTTATTTTATATTAGTGGCGCAGGTATAGTAGGCGCATATATGGGTACAACTGCTTACATGAGTAAGAAATAAAAAGGAAATAAAATGGCTTTTGCATTATCACAACGATCACTAAGCAAACTAGAAGGCGTACACCCTTCAATGGTAGAAGTAGTAAAGCACGCCATCACTGTAACTAAAATAGACTTTGGTGTTACATTTGGAGTTAGAACTGTAGAAGAACAGGAAAAACTAGTTGCAGCCGGTAGATCACAAACAATGAAAAGCAAACACCTTATACAAGAAGACACTGGCTTTTCTCATGCAGTTGACTTAATGGCTTACGTAAATGGATCTCCTTGTTGGGAGCTAAACGTATACGATGATATATGTGATGCAATGGCAGAAGGTGCATATGAACACGCAGTCTCTGTAAAATGGGGAGCTGCTTGGTCAGAAGGTGATATCAGAACATATCCTGGTACTGCTGAAGACGCTATGAATAAATATATAGATTTAAGACGATCTCAAGGAAGACGACCGTTTATTGATGGTCCTCACTTTGAACTTATAGTATAATGATTGATTGAACCCAGGAGCGGATCATGTCAGAAGAACGATACATTCAAAAAGTGGTTAATAAAAAAGAACCTAAAAAAGAAAAGAAAAAAGAAGAACGTGTTTTAACCAAACCAGGAGAGTATTCTCAAATTGATTTGGAAAAAGCAGCTAAGATATATTCTCCTATGGGAGGTAAATATTAATGGCTCAAAGTTATGGTTATAAAGAGCCAGTAACTGATGAACAGCTTATTAACATGATTGAGCAAGGTGTTCAAAGTAGTACTGGTGATTTTCTAAATAGTTCTGATCTTGCAAGAGAAAGATTGAAATCAACTTATGAATATGCTGGCGTGGCTGCAGATCATTTATCTCCGCAAGGAGTTTCATCAATAGTAGATACTTCTACTACAGAAGTTATTGAAGCTTATACGGCAATTCTCGCTGATCTATTTCTCTCCAATCATAGATTGGCGAGGTTCGTACCATATGACGATAGTCCAGGAGCTTTTAAAGCAGCAAAAGATGCAAGTGATATAGTTAACTATTGTATTTTTAGAAAGAACAGTGGTTGGGAGTTTTTATCTGGTTGGATTAAATCTTCCCTGCTTTGGAAAAATGCTGTATGTCGATGGGACTATGTAGAAGACTATGATTATGTTTTTGAAGATTACGAAGAAATAACCCAAATAAAACTAGATGAATTACTAGCAGATCCAAACGTTGAAGTAGTTGGTGAACTAAATTTTGCTAACAGAGCTGTAGATACTGAAAACGTTGAAGAAGATAATATAGAATTAGTCTATGTTAATGTCAGAGTTAGAAAAAAGATTGACAAATCTAAAGTAAAATTAGAGTTAGTTCCACCAGAAAATTTTAGAATATCAAGAGAAGCTACATGTATATCTGATGCACAGTTTGTAGGTATACAAACTCAGATGACTAGATCTGAAATAAGAAAGTATTATCCTGATATAGTTGATGATATAGACTTTGACAATATGCACGATAGTTCATGGTTAGGTTCTGCAAAGTACTCACAAGATGTAGCGGCTAGAAAAGCTGTAACTGGACAAGAGTATTGGCAAGGATCTGTTGAACAACATGAAGTACCGTTAGAAGCAAATATTAATGTAAATGTAACTGAATGCTGGATTGAAGTAGATAGAGATGGCGATGGTATTGCTGAACTAAAACATATTATGACAATTGGTAATCATATTATTTATGAGACTGATGTAGAAGAAATACCACTAGCATCTATTGTTCCTATAGATATACCTCACGAGTTTTATGGTTTATCTATGGCAGACTTTACAAGAAGCTCAACACTAGCTTCTACAGCAATACTTAGAGGTTTTGTAGAAAATACTTATCTTACAAACTATGCGCCTAAGTTAGCTGATCCTAATGTAGTAGATTTTTCTGCTTTACAAAATATGAAGCCTAAGCAGATTATACCTACTAACGGGAATCCTCAAGCTGCTGTATCTACTTTGCCACCTGAAACAATATCAACCGGTACAGTACCTTTATTAGAACACTTACAAACTATTAAAGAACAAGCAACTGGTATGAGTAAGACTGTACAAGGTCTTAATGATACATTGTACGTTTCAGGAAATTCAGAACAAAAGTTTTCCGCTGTTCAATCGGCAGCCCAGAAGCGTATCCAACATATTGCGCGGCGTTTTGCTGAAACTGGATTTAAGCGGTTAATTGCTGGAGTCTACGAAACCATGCATAAGAACATGAAACGAAAAGTTTCTTATAGTATGAATGGTATCCAAAAAACTGTAGATATGAACGCACTACCATCTAAGATGGACGTAGAGATTCTCCTCGATATAGGAGAGAATAGTAACAATACTAAGTTAACGAAACTACAAAAAATAGGTGCAGAAGTTCTTCCAGCTCTCAATCAACAAGGCTCTGGTATAGTTATTAAGCCTGAGGCACCTGCTGTATTAGCTACTCAAATTATAGAAGCTATGAACTTAGATAGTAACGATTTCCTAGAAGATTATAATACAGAAGAATTTAGAAAGAAAGCTGAAGAAGCAATTCAACAACAAACTAAATCTGCTGAATTAAATAGACAAGTTCAAGAAAAGAAAGCTGCATCAGAAGTGGCGTTACAAGAAGCTAATGTACAATATACCCATGCTCAAGCTAAAAATACTTTAGATGATAACGCAAGACAATTAGCTGTATCAATCGATAAACACTTTCAAGAATGGGCAGACTTAAATATTAAAGCTACAAAGGAAGGAACTAAAGTGCCGCCCCATCCTGCGTATAATGATATATTAATGATGGCACAACAAATATTAGGAGGACGCCCAAATGGGAACAGTAACAATTAATGCTTCAGGCGTTGGCGCAGCTCAGTCAGGAACAGTAACTACTGCTGGCGGATCTGGTGGAGGAATTATTATGGTAACAAACCATAGTGATGCTTCAATAACTTTTAACGTAGCTACTGCCGGAACTGACGTACAAACAGGATTATCACTAGGAGCTAAAGACTATATGTTAGTAACAGGTCTTAATAACGGTGCTCAGACTTTAACAAGCTTAAAGACTTCACACGGTACTGCTGCTCAATCTGGTGAAATAGTATATAACACACTCGTAACTTAAATGAATAAGGAGGCTATGATAACGCATATTGTTATGGTTATCGGACTTTTCTTAGTCATTTATTATCTTGCTTTTTAAGGAGAAACAAATGAATAGACATTTAGAAATTATAGATTGGTTTAATAATTACACGCCTTATACTATCGGCTTCGATAGATTGGTGGAACGATTAGCCGCAAATACTAACACGGATACTTATCCTCCGTTTAATATTATAAAGGAGGACGCAGAAAACTTTAAAATAGAAATGGCTGTAGCTGGCTTTGAGAAATCTGAAATAGAGATCACAGTAGCTGACGGCATGCTATCAATTAAGTCTGCGAAAGAAAATAAAAATGATGATGATAAAATATACAGGGGTATTTCTTACAGAAAGTTTAATAAAAAGTTTACGCTAGCTGAAGATGTAATTGTAAAAGACGCATCGCTAGTTTGTGGGCTATTAACTATTAAACTAGAGAAAATACTTCCTGAAGAGAAGAAGCCTAGAACGATTAAAATTAATTAAGGATTAATATGGACCAGTATAAGAAAGCAGCTGAGACGAGGCTAAGCAATTCTGCGTCCCATGGCAATCATAAGATTCATCCGGAAGAATTAGCACGAAGGGCCCACACACGTGGGCACTTTGCAGCTAAGGAACGAGATGAGTTTTTTGATCAAGTCTATGGTGATATATTAGTAGAATACTTTATGCAATGGTTGAAAACCGAGCCTCATGAGACTAAGTCTCGAGAGTTTTTATATGCATCTGCAATGGCACTAGGTAGTGTTAAAGAAAAGATGATTGCTTTCGAAACTTATGGAAAGAACGTACCGCATATGAAGGAGGACGATGAGTGAGGGATATAAATAAAACGGAACTATTGTATAATATAGAAACAATGATAAATACATTAGAGTATGATTCAATG